TTTCAGACCTGCGTCTTCCAGAACTTTTTTCCATGCCGTCCTCATGTCCCGTACTCTACGGCCATTGTTGTTTACAACAAAGAGACTGTCCGATTTAATATCTTCTAGCAACAGCTTCATGTCTTTGCTGATAGGTACAACAGCCCTTCCTTTTCTTCGTTCAGACATGGGGCCAGCTTCATTGAAATCTATGAAGCCATCCTTCCAGCATACCCTGTCTTTGGTGAGACCTAAGATAGCTTCTTTGCGCTGTCCTGTGAGGATAGCAATCCCAACAAAGGCGAAAATGTGGCGATACTTTTTTGCGGCTTCAAGAAGTCGCAGACAATCCTTGCGCGTCAGCCAGTTCTGTCTCGGCTGGGGTGAGGGTAGTCTCGGGATAAGTATTAGCCTGTCAATATATCCTTGCTTATAGGCCCACCTCAGGGCCGCACTCAGCACCCCAAGCTCCCTGTTGATAGTCCCAGCAGACACCTTTCGCTTCATAGTGTAGGCGTTGACGTGGGACCCATTCAATTCGCTAATTGGAATATGGCGGAAATGTGCCCTCAGCTTGTCCCATGCAAATTCAGGGCGCTTATAATCTATAACCCTGTAAGCCACATGTTCGTTAAAATATCTCTGGACTACATCTTCTACGGTTGATAGTTTTTTCATTGGTGGTCCTCCGATCACCTAGTTACCTCATCAGTAGGGGGCGGACTAGTCATCCGCCCCCTCAGTTTCTTTTTTAATCTCTTCGTTGATTCTATTCATAATCTTCTCAGCCAGCCGATCACCGAATGTCTGCCCACTAGGGAAGCGAGGTTGCTTGACCTCGGACTTAATAATGTCTGCTGCCATTCTAACCCCCTCCATAAAGGGCGGGTTGTCTATGATATGAGCAGCCTTCTCTGGTTCTTTAAGATACATGTCAATGGCAGTTCTGACCAGACCAGCGGGAGTTGTCCCTATCTCGTCCGCTCTTTCCCTAACCTGATTGATTGTCTTTAGCGGGAACAGGATGTTCCATGTCTGCGTTGGTGTGCCCATCCTTCGTGGTCTGTTCGGTTTTCCCGCCATCATTAACTCCCATCATTTTTTCCCATATGTCGTGGGAAACTGCGGCATAGCCAGCGATATCGACATGATTGTCAGCACTTGGTTTGTGTTGAGATCTGGCCAACTTAACCAGCATCATCATTACCGAAACATCATAGGGGGTGATCACCATTCCCTCCCCCCATGCTCTGTTCCTTAACCACACGTTCCAGAAGTCAGCGATCCTCAAGTGATTAACCAAGGTGTCTCCGTAAGCCCGAGCCCGAGGTCCGTTCACCAGATCTTCTGCCTTCTCAAGAAGATCTTTCTTATGGTTCAAGGTCTGCCTCCATTAATATTGACCGCTCAATAAATGATTGCCTGATCAGATTGTACTTTCGCTGGGCCTCTTTGTTGCCATTCAATTCAGAGCGGCTGGTTATCTGCAACAATGATCTCAGACCCTCGGCGGCAGAAGCTTCCGTCTCTTCCCCGCAGAAGCCGTTATTGATTAACCACTTCTGGAAATCGTTATCCCTACACATTGCGCCAGCAGATGTAACTATCCTTTTGCTTTCGCGCACACTCTCGGGCTCTATGATCTCTTCGTTATCCCCTATCCTAGCCATGCCGATCATGTATCTGGCACCAATCTCATCAGAGAGTAGTCCATCTGGAAGATCGCTGGGGTGGATGACTATTGTAATTGCCACACCATCCTTGGTCTGGCGCAAGGCAGTCTTCACCCCTTCAAATCCGTATGATCTTTCTTTAATTCTTTGATCCATTCTATTGGGTCTACTCCTTGTAACGCCCACCACTGTTCTTCGTTCCCATGCAAATGCAATTCTCTGTGATGTTTCGTGCAAAGAGAAATCGTATTCATGTCCGAAACTTTCATAGATAACGCAGGGTGGTCAGTAAACATTACATGGTGGGCGACGGTATAGGGAGAAGCACAGATAGCACACGGCTTCTCCCGCACAATTGCTAACCAAGACTTGTCCCTAAAACGGGATGTCTTCGTCAGCATCTGCGACTGGTTCGTTCTTTGGTTCAGGCTTCCATGCTTCACTTAACCAGAATGACAGGAAGCTTCCGGCCTGCCTACCCTCTCTCACGTTAGCTGCAATCTCAAGCTTGACCACCTGTTCGTTCTCGCTTGCCCTGCGCTTTGACGTGGAGGTATCCCCCTCTTTGAACATCTCCACCATCTTCTTCACACAGGCTTTGGTGATTTCAATATCTCCAGTCAGGTCAGGAGCCCGTTCATTATGCCCCCTCACATAATCAATATTGACTGAGAAATTGTCTGTCTTTCTACGGTTGCGGAAGATGCTCCCGCCACCCAAGTCTGGTCCTTTTGGCATCGGTTGTCCTTTCATTAATCGTGCAATGGAAATTCTTCGCCTGATTTTGCTGCGCCTTTTGCAGCCTTAAACAGGGCCATAACATCCTTATGTATGGCTGGGTAAGCCTTACTAAGTAACGTGATGGTCTTTCTATTCACCTTGTAGAAGGTCTCAATTGCTTTTACACACTTCTCTGGAGTGTCATATGCGACCTTGTCTCCACGCTTATCTCCAATGCGTGGCATGAACACGGCCACGATTTGACGAATCATCTTCCAGCCGCTCTCGTTCTTAGCCTCACCAAAAACAATAGAGCCATCCTGATCATCGACGACATGATCCGGGTGATCACGAAATGCTTTTCGCCAGTCACCTAAAGATTTCAGGGGAGTCTTTTTCTATACAGGTTTCTCCTCTGTCTCTGCCTCGACTTCCTCAGGCTTATCCACTTCTTCAGGCTGATCAACAAGATGTACGACGGTCTCTTCTTCCGTCTCCTCAATCAAATCTTCGCCTCGATATATGTGCATACCCAAGCCGTGGAAAGCACAGGCTTTCGCTAGGGTACGTTGTAAACTGGTATTGATTTGAAACGAATCGGGTTTCTGTACCGGACGGTTCCTGTGATCAAGGACAGGCATCACCTCAGTAGCCTCTACCCCTTCAACGGTTACGGTAACCTGAACAAAACAGTTACCGTTTTTGTCCATCGCATAAGGCAGCTTGTGAGCAGGGACGGTCTCGTTGCTGGGACCTCCGTAGTCAAACCAATGTTTGTGGAAGGTCGCACCCGGGTAGTTATCTTTCAAGATTTGGTAAGCGTGCGCCCAACTCAGGTAAGTTAGGTCGCCTTTCTTCTCCGTATACTTTGAGCAATTGATCTTGCTCAAGGTTTCCCACACAGTAGACTTCTTACTAGTCATTTCATTACCCCTTTGTATTGATCACACCATTTAGAAACTCCGCAATAATCCTGCTCACATCTTCGATAAGATGGAGGTCGATGGATTACTTTGCGGTTTGAAGATTTGCTGGCAAACTCTTTCGCATCCTTCTCTGTATCAAATAATTTAGTAGCCCTCTTGGCTGCTCCGGTATGGACCGCCCATTTCTCCTGAGCCGCCCACCTTTCTTCTTCATTGCATTCTGGAAGAGGGGCTAACCCTACCTCCATCTCAGCTACCTTATGCAGCCTCACTCTCTCCGCTACATACTTGTCCTGCTTATCCTCGGGCCACAGGTTAATGGGTATCTCAACGATAGGTGAGGCTGGATAGTCGCCCCGCCTCTCAGCATCGGCCCGTCTCCAGTCTCGGAGGATAGCAATAACTGTGATAGATCCTACCTTGAGGCCCTTAGCATGGCGCACAAGGTACGAGTATACATTCAACTGCTGTTCCCATTCGATCTTGGGACCCATCATTACACTGTAGACACTGGTACTTTTATAGTCCTTGAGATCAATCAGATCATCTGACTGGAACTGATAATCGATTGCGCCGCTGATCACGGTGCCATTGACCTTATGGCTTAGACGTTCCTCGCTAACGACATCGTTTAACTGCTGTGCCGATTCTTCAAAGAGCTTGTGGATACTGCTACCTAACACACGATAGACCATATTCGACACATCTTCGACCATTTCATCGCGATGTCGTTTCCGCAATTGACTTATCCTTGGACTATCGATTAAAGTTGTGACCCTAAGTCCTTGAACAGATTGTGCTTTGTCTGAGTTCAGTAGTGCCTTGACCACCGTATCAGGGAGATTGTGCTTGTTTGTGTATTTCATACCCCTTATATGGCAATAAAGAACTAGATTGTAAAGACCTATGGCAATAGAAAAAGAAGATTGGGCATGGATTGTGATGGTGAGAGACTGGGAGTACACGGCCACTATCTGTGGTGAGCCAGCCTCGAAGTCCAATAGTCGTCAGTTAGTGAGGTTTGGCAAACGACTTGCTAGTATCAAGAGCAAAAAAGCTCGTGACTATGTCCAGTCATTCGCCAGCCAAGCACCAAAAATTAACCCGCTAATAGATACAGATGTTCTTTTGTTCATCCGAATTTGGTATGCAAGTAGGAGACCAGACTTGGATGAGAGTTTAATCATGGATTGTTTGCAGGGCGTTGCCTACAAAAATGATCGGCAAGTGAAAGGTAAATTAATCTTGCACGGGCTCGACAAAGAAAACCCACGAGCAGAGATCAGGATATGTAGGTTTGGGAAACAATCCTCATAGGCTTTGGTTGACGGTTATCTATCGGGCCCTCAGAGATACCTTATCCGAGGACCGAAGGATAAGAGAGGAGGCCATCCACTGGTTAACCAGATCATCCAGAGACCTGATCATGGTGTGTGATCTGGCCGATATAAACTATCGAAAGGTTATTTCCGCAGCGAATTATTTAAAAGAACTACCTCCGAGGGCGGGGTATGTATATCTTAATAAATTATTAGATGATGGGGGAGGCGATGACTAGTATCTCTGAAAGTATGAAGTTGAGATTTATGGGTAGCTCTGATGGGCAGTATCGTCAGACTTGTCCGGCGTGTTCCGCGAGCCGTAAGCCGCACAATCAGCAGGAAAAATGTCTAAGCATAAGAGTTGAGTGGCCAACTGTTAAATGGATGTGTCATCACTGTGCAGAATCCGGGGGGGTATCATTGGAAAAGAAGCAGAACGTGGTGAGGTTCGCCCCGCCAACACAGAAGGAAATTGCACCGGAAGCGTTGACTTATCTAGTGGAGGAGAGGGGGTTATCTCCAAGCACGGTGGCTGCTGGTAGGGTGATGTCTGGTCGTAAGTATATTAGTAAGTTGGGGAGGGAGATGCTCTGCGCTGGGTTCCCGTATATCAATGATGAAGATCAGGTATACGCCATCAAGTGGAGAGCGTTAGAGAAGAAGGCTTGGACGCAAGACGGTGCGGCCCGAAGCTTCTGGGGCATTGAGCATGTACGAACTGATGAGCCTCTCGTAATTGTAGAGGGGGAACTGGACGTACTTTCCCTGAAGGAAGCCAATATAAGAAACAGTGTTTCGGTACCGAATGGCGCACCGATCAAGGTCACTCAAGGACAGGCAGATCCACGCGAAGACCGTAAGTTTTCGTTTGTCTGGGAATCGGATGATGTCCTTTCAAAAATTGAACGTGTTTTGATTGGCGTGGATCGTGACGGACCCGGAGCAGCCTTGGCTGAGGAATTGGCAAGACGTATAGGTAAGATTAAATGCTACCAGATCAACTGGCCCGAGGACTGCAAGGATGCCAATGATACCTTGCTCAAACATGGGAAGGCGGAGGTCAGCAACTGCGTCAATGCAGCGAAGCCTTGGCCTATCAGTGGCCTGTTCTCTGTTGATCACTACAAGGGCAAGGTGGAAGAGATATACAACAGCGGCGTTGGCAGGGGCCTGAGTACAGGTCTGTCGAACATCGATGAGTTGTTCACCATCCAACCTCCCCTCCTGTACATCGTCACTGGTATCCCGAGCATGGGCAAGAGTGAGTTTGTCGATCAGATCCTGATGAACCTCAGCCGCTTGCATGACTTGAAGCACGCGATTTGCTCATTCGAGAACCCCCCTCATATGCATTTAGCAAAGGTCTGTCAGCGCATCGTTGGGAAAAGCTTCTACAAATCAGCGGCTGATGAAGAGGGCTTCAAGGAAAGAATGTCCCGTGAAGAAATGGACAGGGCACTAG